ATAAACTATATACGCGAAGACTTGATGTAGAAATATAATCAACATTTACGGTTGATGATCCAGTATATACCATAGTTGCTGGTGTTGAGGTTGATGTGCCAAAAATCGACACTAAGTTGCCAGAAGATCCAGAGACAGAAAATGCTCCAACCGACTGTATGGTTGTGCCCAGATTTAACGACCAGATACCAGTTCTAGATGAAGAAATAGCAGAGAATGTATTATTTCCAGTTAATGCACTAGTTGAACTAAATCCTGATCCACCAAATGACAGTCCATTGTACGTCAAACTACCACCAGTAAAGTTTGTGCCGCTGCCACCACTTAAGTTGATATTTGCTGATCCTTTATTAAAGGTAAGCCCTGTAGTAGTTGTTATTGTCCATGGTGTGGGATTTGATGTTAGTGACCATGTACCAGATCCCATAGACAATGTTCTAGAACTTGAACCAGCCGTACTGAATAATGAAGCAGTGACATTATATGATGCCGCATTAAATGTACCAGACGTAAGAACTAGAGAACTCGATATCGCTAAAGCATCCGCAAGTTGAACAGTTCCTGAAAATGAGTTTATTATGTATTGGTTTGTGCCAGTATAAGAAGCGCCGCCACTCGTTATTGTTTGAGTGCCTCTACCTGAGAATGTTAACTGACCAGAACCTGAGTATGTTGTGGCAGAACTTAACAACCAGTTTCCATATAGTGTTGGACCATTACTGATAGCAAAAGTCCAAGTATTGCTTCTTGTAGACATATCGACTGTGCCGATATTCCAAATGTTGTCCATTGTGATTGTTGAAGATGTGTTTAATCCAGTATTCTGAATAATAGCTGTGTCTTGTGCTAGTGGAAAGTTAGCATCAGCAGGTGTACCACCAGAACTTGTTGCCCAAGGAACACCAGCTGCCCAAGAACCACCAGCAGTTAAACTCCAATATACAGTTTTTGGTGTTGATGCTGTTAAGCCACTATTGCCACCACAGTCTCCAATACTTGTACCTGACCAAGTAGCGGCACCAGCACATTTGATATCGCGAAAGTCGATATTATTAAGGTTTGATACAGAAGCGGCAGTAATCGTGTACTGTGTTCCTAATGTGCCACTGAATAAGAATATGCGTCTTGATGCACTATTAGTGCCTTGTGTGAATGTCAGAGTTCCGTTCACAGTTATATTAGACGATATGTTACACTGTTTATATCCTGTTGTTCCAGGATTCCACATGGTCAAGTTGTTGAATGTTACAGGAAAAATAGATTGATTCAAAGGAACAGAGATGCCTGAAGTCTGATCAGTAAACGCAACATTATAAAACGTTTGACCACCATGATAAAATGCGTTACTTGTTCCAGATATTGTTATAGTTGATGTACCAGAACTGAACGTTAAGTTAGTAGGATTTACTGTCGTAGATGAACCGGTAAAGTTGATGCTCGTTGTTAGATTGATAGCAGAAGCACCAAAGGATAATGATATAGGAGTTGTTGCTCCTGACGAATATGTTAATGTCAGAGTTGCACCAGTTAAAGTAAATCCAGCAGTGTTGAATGTGCCACTTGTTATTGTCAGTGTAGATGTGCCAATATTCAAAGCGGCAGTTAATGACCATGAACCTGTTGTGGCAAAAGTAATAGAACTTGCTAGAGTTTGTCCACAACTGATCGTTTTACCTGTGCCTGCACCACTAAACGTAATCGCACCGGTATATGTTCTACTTATTCCTGTAGATGCCATTGTAAAGTCGTGCGTGATACAAAGCTGTGCAGATCCTGCGAATACTAATGAACCAGATGCTGGTCCACTTACAGACAAGCTGTAGCAGCGTAATGGAGTTACCGATGATAGTGTTACAGAATATGCGGTTGCATTTGATGCGCTATTAAATATGACAGTATCAGCGGATGTGGGCACAGAAGCACCACCAGCGCCTCCAGATGTGGCCGACCAGTTAGCAGTCGCAGATGCCGTCCAGCTTCCTGTGCCGCCTACCCAGTATCTTGTTACGGCAGCTGGAGCAGCGGTAAGAATAACACCAGAGCCTGTACTGTTTACACCAGCATAAAACTCAACAGGATTAGTGGCAGACATCGCTGTCGTACCCATTGTCAGATAATCAACGCCCGATACACGATCACCAAAAAGAGTGAGTGTTGTTCCCGTGACAGTTACAAGATTTCCTGACGTTCCTGTTACAGACCACTTGCCAACAGATATTGTGCTGAATGATATTGTATGTGAAACTGTTTTTGTGGATGCAAGTTCTCCGTATGTATCTCCAGCACCCAAAGTGGTTGTGGATACACCAGTTGTACCACCAATAGTCAGTTTATTGTAATAAAATCCACCACCCGTAAATGTTCTTGCTGTTGTCGATGTATCAGATAGAACAATCGTAGATGTGCCTGCATAATATGTTAAGCCTGTTGATGCAGTGTTCCAAACTGTTCCTGTTCCAGCTAACGTCCAAGTACCAGATCCCATATTCAACGTACGAGTTGATGTTGATGTGTTTACGAATCTGGTAGTTATTGTTGTGTTATATGATGAAGAGTTGAATCCACCGTTTGTGAGTGTGAGAAGATCAGTATTCAATGCATCTGATTGTTGAACAGTTCCGTTTATATTAAATATAACGATACCATTACCACCACCGCTTATTGATATGCCATTGGATAATATCTGTTGTGTTGTATTGCGACCAGTAAAGTATGGATTAAATGCAGATGGAGATACTACACCTGTACCAAGTTTTAGATTTCCATTTATGAAAATGCTACCTGCAAATGTCACCGAACTTGTACGCGAAGAAACGTCTAATGTGCTTATATACCCGCCTGAAAAGTTGATTGTTGTAGCAGCGCCATTATTATCAATGATTGCCGTGTCTTGTCCAAGAGGAATATTATTTGCAGCAGGTGTACCACCAGAAGATGTTGCCCATCCAGTAGAGAACCAAGTTTGTGAACCAGTTAGATTCCAGTAAACAGTTTTAGCTGCGGGAAATGTAATACCACTATTACCTCCACAATCACCACCTCTTGTCACTGAAGTTCCTGCGGCTGCGCCCGTTAGTGTAATATCTCTAAAATCAATATCCGAAGGAGAAGAGAATGTAGTGACATTTAACACTGTTGGAGTTGACGTAGGGCTTGCTGATACCGAGGAAGCAGAAATAAACACTCTTCCTGTTGCTGATGAACCACTAGCAGATAGTGTATTGATTGTCTGTATGCCGCCGCTAATAATGTATGATCTATAACCACCAGAACTGGGATTGTTGAGTGTTAGAGTTCCACTATAGGTGAAAGCACCAGAAATAACTTGCCCGCCGTTGCTCATACTAACATTGTATAATGTCGCGCTTACACTACCATAGTTGGTAAGAGACGAGTTAACAGAGGTAATATTAAGAGTAGAAGTTCCTGGATAAACTGTAAGTAATGGACCAGTATTAAATCCTGCACCAGAAATATAAGTCACTGTTATAGTACTGGATCTAAGATATACGTTACAAGGAGCCACGGGTGTACTCGATGCACCCACGCTAAGTGTGGGAACACTGATCGAATATCCCTGAGTGTCAAACGTTCCCGACACAATAGATAATGTTGGATTAGCACCAGAAGATATGCTAAACGCATCATTTAGTAGAAATGATCCACCAAACGAAGTAATGTTGATTGCTTGTGAGAACGAAACTCCAGCACTTGTAACAGATTGTGTGTTTCTACTAGCAAATGTCAATGATGCCGTTCCTGCTACAGTCACCGCAGAACTATTTTTCCAGTTCCCGTATACAGTAATGGGCGTTGTTGTATTTGTCAATGTCATAGCATTAGTTCTGCTAGACATGTCTATACTGCCTATCCACGCAAAAACAGTATCTAATGTAATAGTATTGCCTGTAGTCAGTCCCGTATTGTCAATGATTGCGGTGTCTTGCGCAAGAGGAAAGTTTGAAGCGGCTGGTGTGCCACCAGAAGATGTTGCCCAAGCATTTGAAGACCAGTTACCGCCAGCAGTTAAACTCCAATATACAGTTTTTGGTGTTGAAGTTGTAATACCCAGATTGCCTCCAAGATCCCCTATACGTGTGCCCGAAATAGGAGAAGCTGTGCCATTTACAATGATATCTCTGAAATCGGCATCAGTTAAAGATGCTGCACTATTACATGTCAATATCAACTGAAAACCATAAACAGTAGTTTGAAACCACACTCTTTGATTGCCAGCAGTGCCTGTCGTAGTTAAAGCGCCGCTGATAGTCTGGTTAGAAGAAAAACTAGCTATTCTATATCCAACAACCGATGGTGCAGTATATGATAGATTGTAAAACGTATTTTGGCCTGAGATATTGGTTGAAACCGCAGATGTTGTTACGGCTGTAGGAAATGCAACGTTATAGAACGTTTTGCCGTTTCCATTAAAAGAAATAGATCCATTAAACGTACAGTTGATCTGAGATGTGCCTGCGTTTAATACTCCCGCTGATCCTAGAGATAAAGGCGTTGCTGCGGGCAAAGTTACTGTGGATGCATTCAGGTTCAATATTGCTGTAGCAGAACTAGAAATCGTTAAAGTTCCAGCTATAGTTAAAGCATAGTTACCTGTAGACGATGTATCGAATGTTCCTGCGTTTACTGTAAAAGCTGTTGTTGATGTTGTTGTAAGCGAACTACCAAGAGTCCAATATCCACCAGATCCGTTAAATGTAAATGCAGCAGCAAATGCTGTGCCATTTGTTGTGATTGTATTTCCTGTAGTTGTCGAAATGAATGTAATAAGTCCAGTGGCTGACCAAGTAGGAGTTATATTGGTAATATTCATACTACCAGAAATAGTAAGCGTACCTGTGCTTGTAAATGTGGGCGCGCCAGCAGATATGTTGATGTTGAGGCACGTCAAAGCGCCTGACATAGTGACAGTATAAGTGCCACCTGAACCACTATCAAAGAATACTGTGTCAGCCGCAGTAGGAACAGTTCCAGTACCACCTGTGCCACCAGACGAACTTGCCCAGTGTGTGGTTGTAGAAGTATCCCAAGTACCTGTTCCTCCTACCCAATAAATATTGGCCATTTATTATGCTTTCTGGTACCAAGTACCATTTACTTCAATGAGGACTGCTCCACTTGCTGGAGTACCTTCAAGCAAAGTGTAATCAACACCAGATATATTAATATTTGCAGGAGGTGTTTCTGGCTCTGGTGGCGGAGGAGTATCCGATGCAGGAGGATTGACAATAGCTAACCAGTTTTGATATCTTTGTTGTTTCATCTCTGCAATCTGATCATCCGTGAATGTTTGATCATCAGGAAGATGAAGAGCATCTCTAAAAACACCATATGGTCCTGCATCAAACTCAAAATCAATACTAATCATTATTATCTCCTTAGAATCCAAAGTTCTTAGCAAGAAGTTGCCAAGTTGATGTTGTAGAGTTATATATAAAGCCTAGATAATCGTGCTTACTTGATCCTGACAATGCTGATGGCAATGGTAGATCGGTTGAACCCGCAAACTGTGCCTGAAAAGAAAGTGTTTGTGAGTTTGTTGTCTGTATTCTGAATACTAGTTGTTGCCCATTAATGGGAGTACCAGTTGTATTCGCAATAGTGAATGTGCCAGTTGATCCTGTATATATCATTGTTGCAATATCTGTAGAGTCAGTATTTGCAGTAAACGTTGAAGAGTTAGCATATGAGACAACGCGCTTAGACGAACTTGCTGTACTCCAATAAACGTTACCTGTACCTGATGATGTTAGCACCTGCCCGCTAGTACCTGTAGAACCGTTTGCAGAAATACCAATACCAGTATTTACAACAATCGCAGTATTCGTAATACGCATTCTTTCATTAGTAGCAAGTGTGCCGCCAGTGAAAAAGTTTATATAAGAAGTAGCACCAGCAGTCCCTACAGAAAGATTGGTGTTACCAGTATACAAGTATCCATCTGAAGGACCATTGATTGTCCAAGTAGACTGACTAAATCCATTGCCATTAATACCAACGTCAATGTAGTTACTGCTAGTAGGCTCAGGTCCTAATGTATCATTGACAATAAAATCGCCTGAAGCATTGTTACCTGTATTCGCATTCCATATCACAACTTCAGCAAATGTATTGGAGTTTAAAGCAAACTCTGCAAGCGAACTGTCGGTAGAGTTAAATCCGATTACCACATTTGTAGTAGTATTGCCTGTTACGATGAATGTAGAGTTTACAAGAGATTGCGCTGTTGCAGTACCATATGCACCCGTTTGATAGACTGAAGCATTGACCGTGCCAGTAGAATATACGTTGACAACACTAATGTTGGCATTAAACGTCTGATTCGCAGTAAAGGTATTTGTGTTTGACCAAAATACAACGTTAGCAGGCAACTGTGCATAAGGCAGAGTACCAGTTGAAATGTTTGTAGCATTGGTATAATAAGAAGCAAGCTGACCATTCAGATATGTTGTATTATTTGATGTCAGAGTAGCTACGTTAGCGGCAAGACCAGCTACAGTTTGGAATGTGCTATTAACATATGAGTTACTAGCAGCGTATGCATATATTGCCGTGTTTTGGGCAAATGTAGAGTATACAGCGGTATTCTGTGCAAAAGTTGAGTTGACATATGTGTTACTTGCCGCATATGCGTAGATTGCTGTATTCTGTGCAAATGTGCTATAGACTGTAGTGTTTGGTGTATAGTTTAAAAGATTTGCTTGCAACTGTGCATTAGATACAACATTAGCAGCAGATACAGAACCAACAAAACTGGTATTGTTCGACGTCAGAGTAGCAACATTAGAAGATAAACCAGCCACAGTCTGGAATGTGCTATTAACATAAGCATTCGAAGCAGCATAAGTGTATATCGCAGTGTTTTGAGCAAACACCGAGTATACAGAAGTGTTTTGAGCAAATGTGCTATAGACTGTTGTGTTAGGCGTATAGTTTAAAAGATTTGCTTGAAGTTGTGCATTAGATACAACGTTTGCTGCCGGCAATGTGCCTATATAGTTTGCAGCATTGGCAGTACCATTGATCACTTGTGTGAATGTTATGGTGTTTGAAAATGTATATTGAGCAGAAACGTTTAAGCCAATGACTGTAGACCAATAAACGTTACCAGTACCATTAGAAGTCAATACTTGACCTACGGTACCTTGTGAACCAGTAGTATCAATGATCGCAGCACCAGATGCAATAGTCAAGTTTGCTGTTGATGTTAATGCAAGATTTGAGGTTGCTACGTATGTCGCTGCGTTGACCGTCCGGCCAAATATCGTATTAGAAGAAATAGCAGTGGCGTATATATTCCATGCTGCGTTTGCATAACCCAGATTTAGATTGTTCGAATATGGAACAAATGCTACGTTAGATTGCCATGCAGGATAAGAAGAGTTGTATACAAGGTTAGCACTAGTGCCAATAATAAGCCCAGAGTTATTTGCTAATGTATTTGTAGAAGCACTATTCGCAAGAATAATATTTAAGTCATTTGTGGTGATCACTGTTGCATTGATGAACGTGGTTGATCCAGCAAGTGTTAGATTGCCAGTAACAGTCAAGTTGCCTGATACGGTAGCACCACCAGAAATGCTTAGGTTCGATCCAGCGACTACACCAGTATAGGTAGGAAGATATGCTGCAATGTTAGCGTTTAGACCAGATGTAGTCTGGTATCCCGCTAGGTTTGATTGGAGTTGCGTATTAGAGACAACATTAGCAGCAGACACAGTACCAACAAAGTTTGTGTTATTTGAAGTGAGTGTCGCGACATTTGATGCTAAACCAGCAATCGTTTGAAAAGTTGAGTTCACATATGCATTACTAGCTGCATAAGCATAGATGGCTGTATTCTGAGCAAACGTTGAATAAACTGTTGTGTTAGGCGTATAGTTTAAAAGATTTGCTTGCAACTGTGCATTACTAACTACATTTGCGGCAGTAACCGTACCAACAAAGCTTGTGTTATTTGAAGTGAGTGTTGCAACATTAGCAGACAAACCAGCCACAGTCTGGAATGTGCTATTAACATAAGCATTCGAAGCAGCATAAGCATAGATAGCGGTGTTCTGTGCGAATGTAGAGTATACAGCCGTATTGCTAGCCGCATAAGCTACAGCATTCGAATATGCTGTTCCTGCAATAGTTGCCGCATACGTCACAGCATTTGTATATGCCGTAGCAGCATTCGCCGTAATCAAACTGTTGACTGCGGTGTTTTGTGCAAACGTGCTATAGACTGTGGTATTACTCGCGGCATAAGCATAGATAGCAGTGTTCTGAGCAAATACGCTATATACCGCAACATTCTGCGCGAATGTCGAGTAAACTGTTGTATTGGGTGTATAGTTTGCCAGATTTGATTGAAGTTGTGTGTTCGATACCACATTAGCAGCAGACACAGTACCGACAAAGTTTGTGTTATTTGACGTTAGAGTAGCTACGTTTGCAGACAAACCAGCCATAGTCTGGAATGTAGAGTTCACATAACTATTTGAAGCTGCGTATGTATAGATAGCTGTGTTTTGCGCGAAGACAGAATAAACACTAGTATTCTGAGCAAACGTTGAATAAACTGTTGTATTGGGTGTATAGTTTAACAGATTTGCCTGAAGTTGTGCGTTGGAAACAACATTAGCGGCTGTTACAGAACCTACAAAGTTTGTGTTGTTCGATGTCAGAGTAACAACATTTGATGCTAGACCAGCCATAGTCTGAAATGTGCTGTTCACATAACTATTTGATGCAGCATATGCCACAGCATTGGTATAAGCAGCAGCGGCATTTAATGTGATGCTGTTTTGTATCGCAGCTAGTGTTACACCACCAAGATAGTTGGCATTATTTGATGTTAATGTTGCAATATATGTCGGATCAACGAACGTTCCTGAAGAGTTGGCAATAATGCCACTATTCGCAACAACAAATAAGACATTAGATGTTAAACTTAGACCATTGCCTGCCGTAAAACTAATACCACTGCCGCTGCTATTTGCCCAATAAATGGTAGATCCATTAGACGTTAGAACTTGACCGTTTGAGCCAACAGTTCCATTAGCAGAAATCGCATTGATTGTTACTGTACCGAAATCGGTAATCAATACTGGTTCGTTCTTCAGTACAATAGGTGTTGCGTTAGTGGTAAATCTTATGTTTGTTGAAGTAGCACCACTTATGGATACATTAATAGGCATATGGATACGTTACCCCTGAAAGCTGTGTCACTTCTGGAGTTACTGTCAAGATTCCTTCGACTACACGGGTAATCACGTTAGCAGAACTGAGGGTGATTACGTCATATACGTATCTACCATAATACATTCCAGCAGTTGTATTTGCATCCAATGATAGTTGAATGATTCCGTTGTTTGGCTGAGGAATGGTCGCTGCAAAACTAATCGAGTTTGTAGATGTATACCAACGTCTGATCTGCGCTTGAACAGTAGTACCTTGTAGATTAATAGGTTGCCCGTTATCATCAGTCAAGTTCAATGTCGTATTGAACGTTGTGCCTTGATCTAAAATGATGTCTGCTTTAGCTGCCATAACACTTCCCCGTCTTTTGTTTTATTTATATCAGACAGACAGCGAAGTTCTTTCAAAGTTAACATTACCCGTAGTCTGTGTTGGCGATACTAGAAGATTGACATAACCAGAAGAGATATTGGCTGAGAAAGTGCCCATAACGCCATTAGTTTGTAACGTTGCGTATTCTGTAATAAAAACATTTGCTCCACCATCCTGTAAAACCATGATTTCGGTGCATTGGTGCCCAATACCCGTATCAATCTGAAGTAGATACTTTGCGCTACGAAAAGAAGTAAGTGGAAACTTGTCAACAATCTGATTTGCTGTGCCTGTCGTTAATACTGTTTGACCAGCAACATATGTGGCAGTGTTCATTGTGACATTGCTTGTAACAATAAGTGTGTTTGATACAGTATTGTTTCCGCCTTGAATGCTACCAAGTGCAATCAAAGTGTTGGCTGAAAACTGTCCATTCACATAAGCATTACCTGAGGTGACACCAAGAGTTGAGTTTGCCGTTAAAATACTAAGTGACAAGTTCGCGCACAACTGATTCGTTGTCTGAATCCAGTTATAGAATGTGCCTGTTGTGGTACTAACGTTAGCTGTTGCTATTGACATCTTTATTTGCTACCAAAAGTTTGAGAAGATTTTTTATTTCATTAACATCATTTGAAAGATCATCGATACGCTTATTTGTTTTTTCATTTTCAAGTAAACGATTGCGTTCTGTCAAATGCTGATTTAACTCGCCAATGTTTTTATTTATGATAGCACCCGTTCGTGAATCTCTGCATAGTCCAGGCACATTGGTCTGAATAAGAGTTTGCATTATGAACTTGTACCGATAGCAGTTAGACTTGCAACACGAGGTGTTACCGAAGTGTTATTTGAAACCAACACAAGCTTGACTTGTAGAGTATCATATCCATCAACAGGTGTTAACGAAGTATTGTAATATCTTGCAATATTCTGATTTTGTGGATTATTAAATGTCTGTGATGGATCATTGATCAGATCGATATAATAACCAGGTTGACCGAGAATACTTGTGTTTGATACTGCGGTGTCAAGGGTTAGCACAGTATTACTGGTAACAGAAGTTACGGCAGCAATAACGTAGTTTGATGGAATAAGTGGATTCCAAATCTTGACAACACTATTGACTGGGATTTCAGTACCAAAGTTAGTATTAGCGCCAGTCACTACCGCGTTTGCTGTAGCTGAGAATGCAACACCAACAGTCACAGAACCATTTGCTGTGTATGCGCTTGGTGGAAATGCAGGAAGACCCCAACTCTGAGCAATATAGTTGTTGGTTACTGGTGAACTGACAGCATTAGATGATGCGTTTGCTGGATACAGAAGCGTCCATTCTTTTGCATTAAATCCATCTGAATCGTGTGAGTTGTAAATCTTTGCATAAGGCTGAACATATGTGCCAGCGGGAATATAAGAAATCGTTTGTACAACAAGATCCTGTGCAGGATAAGTCGAATCAAAGTTGATCTTGGTTGTGATGTGTCTAGACGCGGCTAAGCCAGAAGCAGGAGCAGTTTCACCAACTAGTGTATTGTTGATTGTCACCGCGCTAGAATAAACGTCTAGACCCTCTGAGGTAACAACAGGGCTGCTATAGATAGAACCGCTAGTGTTTTGAGCGAGAGTGATGTTCAATACACCAGATTTATTTCTCACGCCGTAGAGTGTGTTAGTAGCTGCCAAAACTTCATGTGATCTTGATGCCACAACAGCGTTATAACCAGAAACTGTATTGTTTGCGTAGTTTACGGCTGCTTGCACTGGAGTTAGTGCATATGTGTTCGAACTTGAATATGCAAACTGAGAACTTAATGCATATGTTGCGTTTTGTGGAGTATTGATAACGATTTCTGGCTGAAACGATCCAACAGGAAAGTTAACAATAGATGAAATGTATGCAGTAGATCCCGTGAACTCACCAACAACAGGCGTCAATGAATATACCTGAGCAGTACCAGTTGTGCCTGTAAATGAAGTTGAGACATTGATCGCTGAAGTATTGATGATAGCCGAGATTGTTGTGCCCGTAGTAATACCAGCAACGTTTGCAGTGATTGGCTGACCAACAAATAGATTTGTCGTTGATGACAATCCAGTATATTGATTATTGCCATTTGTCAAAGTAGCAGTAAAGTATGTTCCTCTATTAAAGAGGTAGTTTGAGTTTGATGCCGTCGAGTTGGACAGATACAAAACGTTAGCTGATTGGTTGTTATAATAAGACACACCAATAGGAGCAGTAAAGAAACTTGCTGAAGTGTTTGTGCTTGGAAAAGCCTGATCGACAGTCATTGTTGTATTATTGGCAATCGCAACAACATTACGGACTAGATAAGTGTTCGCACTTGTATACACGATAAGCTGAGTATTAGTCGCGAATGTGTTTTGGAATGATGTTCCTGTTCCGATTACGGTATTGCTACCTGAACTGAATGCAACTGTACCAGTAAGATTTGCGACTAGAGGAAAAACTCTTTCGCCACCCAAGAATGAACCTGTTTGATTTGTGATAACAAAAAACTCATAATCACCATTGACAAGTTGATATGTCGCGTTATTTGAACTAAACTGTGCAACACTAACACCATACTTCAACTGTGCATTATTGACAGGAGTAATGTTGCCACTATTGCCGTAATCAAATAGTTGCCCTGGTGTACCGCCAGCGAAGCCAGTAAACCCTGTGTTCTGTGCAGCGCCTACAATATCATTGCCTACTTGTGCAGTCCAAAGAATATATGCAGGGTCATCTGCTTGAACGTTGATAGCATATGTTTTTCCAGTATTTAACTGGAGTGGAGCAGGAAATGTAAAAGTTGTTTTAGTTGCTGATGTTGCATCTACGTTAATAGATGCATATGGAAGATTTGCAACCGAACCACTGAGAACAGAGTTGAATAGTGGCGCACCATTAGAATCTGTAGGCGAAACGCTGATCGTTACTGTTGGATTATTAATACCAGATGCATTGTTTGTAGCACTAGGTTGTGCCTGAAAATACAAATCAACGCTTGTCAGAAATACCGTAGCACTCTGATTGACTGAGTTTGGATCCAAATAAAATGTTTGTGAGTTGATATACATTATAGCCCTATCAGATTAAATATTAAGCGAACGTTCCAAATCCTGGTCCCAAATGTGGATTTCTTATCAGAGGTATTGTTTGTGGTGTTGGTTGTGCGATAGTGATTGTCACCTGAGCAGTTGATGTACCATCTGCGCTACTCAACAGGCCTATCTTATTACCAATCAGATTATTTATCAATGATTGTGTGGCGGTCACGTTAGTCCCAGTTGAAATGCCCGAGTTGTAGAAATAAGTGAAAGAGATTGCACCATTAGCATCTGTGATTAACTGATCACCAAGAACACCACCTGTCGGCTGACACATAGAAGAAACGTCTGTTCCGTTGAATGTGAATGTATGAATAGTGTTTGGCTTCAATCCAGTAGCAGAAAGATTGAATGCTTGATTTGATGCGGTATAGTTGCTGGCACGAGCAAGTTGTTCTACAGCAACAGTTACACCGAGTGGTGTTGTGAGTGGTGTATCTGGACCAATAGTTGGTGGAGTTATAATAGAACCTTGAGGTACAGCCAAGTTTGTGTACCCGTTTGGTAATCCTACAACACCATTAGTTACTGAGTAAATATAACCTGCCATTATTATGTTCCTACTGCTTGTGCTGATGACCACAAGATTGTGCCGTTTGGATTATATATTACCAATGCACCACCAGCAGCATCTGGAATAGTATTTGTGATTGACATAATGATAGTATGCTGACCAGCGGAAACTGAATGTGATGCGGTTTGTATAGTGTTATACGAAACGCCTGATATCAGAACAGTTGAGTCGAGTGTAACGCTGCCCGTATCATCTGCCGCAAACTGGAATGAATATGTACCAGTTGTTGGGAAGTTCACAACAGTTTGGAAAACATTTGTTGTAATATCATAACCAGAACCGATCCAGATTGCATATGAACGCAAGAATGAACTCCAGCCACCTAGATCCATACCACTTGCACTACACAAGTACCAACCGGTTGATGGATATCCTAGTGAAGAATATGTCGTGCCTAGTGTTGATTGTACGTTTGTTAGAATGGTAAATGTTGCTGGTGATACTGACATTGTACCTGTATATGTCACTGGTGGTGGAACATATGCAGTAGAGTTAGTTGCAACCAACTGTTGAAATAGTGGCACAGAACTATACGGAAGCGTCAATAGTGAACCAGTAACACCGGATTGTGTGTCATCGGCAGTATCAAAGTTAAAGCCTACATTGTAAGAAGATACAGTTGCAACTACTTCGTTGTTAACAATCATTGTTGTGTTCTGTGGATTGTTCACATCGGTGTAGTTGTTGCTCTGAAAAGTATCAGCGAAGAAGCCATACTTGAAGCGATTGATAGCACCATTGATTGATGATGGAATCGCTAGACCGCTTACGCTCTGTTCTAGTGCAGATAGACTTGCTTGTTGTTCTAGTGCAGCAATACGATTCGCAAGGCTATTGATATCAGACATAGTATAAACAAGTGGCTGACTGATTTGTGTATTTGTTGTAGAAGATGTTGGCACAGAAATCGTGTGATTTGCAACACGAGCAAATGAATAGATTTCGTTAGCAACATGCTTATCAATAATATTTGTATAGTTCTGATCTAGCTTCTGTGGTACAGAAGGATATGGTGGAACGAATACTAGATTGATTGTCATCGTATTCGCTGGCTCAGCAGGTGGTACCAACTTAGTTGAACCAGGTGTGCCAGGAATAGAAACGATATTTGCCTTTGTATCAACTACTAGACGATCAACGCGACCCTGATAGTTCACAAGGTTTGCAGAGTGTGCGGTACCTGGTGTTGGGAACTGATACGAAGTGCTAAGTGGTTCTGTACCAAACTTGACAACTTCACCACTGAAGATTAGATTTGCTGAACCACTTGAAGTCGCGGCTGAAGAAATATTAATCGCAGTAGAGTTGACAATAGACACAACAGTTGCATCAACTGGAATGCCAAAGTTGGTTGCGAATACTGAAGTACCGACGGTGATTACAGATGTATTTGAGATAGCATTGACTGTTACGTTGCCGCTTGTCAATGTACCAGTTAGAATCTGTGTAGTCAATGCACCGTAGTCGATAGGATTGATTGTTGACTTGGCAGTATTAGCTACTGTAATACTAGCAGTATTTGCAATACTTGGTCTAAAATCAACATAATCGATTAGATCGTAGTAGTTGCCCTGACTGTCATACATCTCAGAGATTTCAAGAGTGTTGATATAACCACTTGAAGTTGCTGTAATGTTTGCATATGGTTGAGCATCATTTACTGGATATGAACTACGTGTATAGAAGCCACCACCAGTTTCAGTGAAGTGGTCAAACTGTACTACCAATGCATCTGTTGTATTGATTGCAAGCTGTGACGTTGGAGTTAAATGTAGATACCCCATATCATAGAAGTCTGGATTTTGTTTGTGATCAACATAGAAGTTTGTTGTGACATCAATCCAAGTTGAAGGAATAGATGCAGAGTTTGCTACGTTTGCTGTAACAACTGTGCTACCAGAAATAACACTTGAAGCAGGTGCTTTATAGACTTTCTTCATACGGAAGATGTCTGGAAAGCCTAGTGCCCATGGACCAGTATTTGAGTTGACAGCATTTGCAACGTTGATTGCTACAGTGGTATCACGATTTGGTGTCTTTTGTGTGACTGACTGGCCAGTGGCATATACTGGTGTTACAATAGATACGTTTGATGATGTGGTGTTAATCGCTGCTCCAAGGTTGATGGAGAGTTTTGAACCATTCGCTGATACTGTGACTGAACCAGTAGGCAAAGCCACTGGTACGTTCTTTGGATAGAACACCACAACGTTTGCAGAAGTGTTTGCATTTGCTGGGAATGTATCAACAGTGATTGCACCACCACTAACATTAGCGGTTGCAACTCTCTTGATTTCTCCACCAGTATTTGAGTAGATTTTGAGATACTCGCCAGCATAAAGTGATGATGTAGATCCAGCATTTACCGTAACGATTGTGTTAGATGTGCTGGTAATCAAAGTCAATGAACTTACGTTAGCATTTGCCTGTGCATTCGAACCGGTGAACACTAGACTTAGGTCTAGCATTTGATTATTTGATAGTGTCGCGCCATTACCGTATGGGAAGATTTCTCCAGCGCCAAGTTGTAATGTAATAACACCCGAAGCAGCGTTAACAGCAACGTTAGATGTTCCTGTTGAGAACAAGCCTTGATAGTTGAACGAGTGGTTCGCAGTGCTTAAAACGTTATTTGCGCCAACTGGGAATAGCATTGTCGAGTTGGTGGCTGATGAAAGAATCGCAACGTTCGTTGAACTTATTGTTGGATTGCTTACGAGAACAATATCAGCAATACCCTGGTTGATACCATTGTTATAATAAACAGATTGTGCGTTTAGAAAGTTCTTGCCAGGATATAGATCGATATCATAAAGATATAGCGAAGCAACATAGCTTGGGCTGCCTGGTGTTCCAGACTGTGGCACTAGCGAACGAATACGCGCTGTACCGATTGCGTTACCAACTGGTGTTGTATTACCTGATGAATAAGCAGCATTGTTTGAAAGGAATGTCTTTGCAGTATCGTATAGTGTTACGTAGTCACCAGTATTGAATGCAAACATACCACCAATCTGTTGAATATTGATGTAGTTGCCATAGTTCAATGTGGTGAATAGTGCATTCGATGTTACAGTATTTGTGCCTTGGTTGGCTTGTAGAAAGAAGCTTGAATACGTCTGGACTTTATAACCAGAAATGTATGCTTCGCCTGGATCAACAACAAGATTGAATGTCTGTGATTGTGAAGTTGAGTTCGTTGAACTGTCTAGTGCAGTTACAGTTGAAGCAAATGTAAATGGATCAACCAAGAAGTTGCCATTTGTGTCAAACGATCTAGATGCAATATTGTCACCAATGGCGCTGTAGATTGTTTGCTGATTCTGTAGATATGGCTGACCATTCGAGAATGCAGTGATTGGGAAAAATAGTGTGTTCGCTGAAGCAGAAGCCTCATTGATGACAACGAGTGTTGGTGTTAACTGAAGACGATCAGCACCTGGTGCAGCGAAGTTTGGTTGACCTGTTGCATTATCAAGCAAAGTTTCATCAATATTACTATTGATGATTGTTTCGGCTGTATTAAATCCGACAACAACTTGATCAGGATATTGACTGTAGCTTGATACCACAACAGATTGCGGTGCAACGTTAACGAAGTACCCTTTCTGATAAATCACGCCACCAGAGACGGAGAACGCATATCCAAAGCCAACTGGTCCAGTGCTACCAGATGTTGCAGTGTTTGCAACAGTAACCTGCGCGGCATAGTTCTGTGCAGTAAGAAGCGACGTGCCACCTGCGATCTGCGCGACAGTAGCATTACCATTTGCAGTCTTGACTGTAACATAAGGAGGAATGACATATCCATTACCTTGAGTTACCATCGAAGCAGAAAGGATTTGACCTGTAGCCGAAGTAGATACAACAGCATTTGCACCAGAACCAATAATACCAGTAATCGTGGCAGAAGGATCAACTGTTACTGATGAGTTACCAATCTTGATCGCTGCACTATTTGCGAATGTCCATGCACTTGCAGTTACAGAAGTATTTGAGATATCGTATGATGAACTGTTTGAGAATGGTGCAAGATTGAGGACAATCGTATTTACAATCGCAGTTGTATTTACGCCAACAACAGTTGCGCGAACTGTACCTGGATAAGTTCCTGTGTAAACAGTATTACCAACAAGTGCTTGACCACTACCAAGTGATGCTGAGTTCTGTACGGCAATAGCTGACAAGAACACAACAGAATCTGAGTTAGAAATACCAGCAGCGACACCACCAACAGGAACATTGACCGCGAAGATCGAAACGTTTGCGTCTGTGAGTGTTAGAATATCATTCTGCAAATATGCAGTCTGGTTGTTATTTGCACCAGAGTTCGTATAGTTGACAAACAACGTATTAAGAAATGGTGCTTGTGATAGATAACCAGTATTTGAACCGACGATATATGACGTTAGATTAGTCGAAGAACTGGTGGCGAATAAACCAACATAGTTATTAACTAAAGCTTTTCCACCAGCGACAGTAAGGTCATTGATCTTTACATAAGGATAACTGGTAAAGTATTGGAAGTTACATCCCTTGACGATAGTACCTCTATCAAAGATGTTGTCACCAAACTGTTCAATCTGATTCTGAACAATACTCTGAAGAACGTTAAGTTCACGAGTTTGTACCGCCACACTTGGCTTGAATAGAACCTGATAATAGTTCTGTTCGTTTGCGACATAATCGTCAAAATATGGTGATACGGAAAGATCAGTATTGATTGGCATTATAATCCTCAGTAGTTTAGAAGCAACTGAATGGTCTCAGATTGTGTATTTGCTCTATTGATCGCCGTAAAGTTTTCAATATAAAGAACATCGCCGCTTTCTGGTACCAAATCTGGTGGTGTTACTGTATTTATAGTGAATGATTGAGTGTCTTGTGATGTGACAGTGCCATTAGCGGCCACAGAGAATGAGTTGATCGTATTGCTCGAATAGATTGGACCAAACTTATCTGTAACATATACTAATGTTGTATTACCTGCGTAATAGATCGCATTTGCCACGAGTTGACTTGTCGAGTTAGCAATAGAGTTTACCGTTGGATTGCCCTGATAAACAGATTGACCAGAACTAAAAGTGGTTGTGGTATAATATCCACCATATTGATAGAACTGTGTGAATGTGGTAAATGGTTTTGTTTTGCCACTAATAGTAAATGCTGTAATCTGAGCATATGTATTTGAAGTTGTGCCGTGGATCAGACCAGAAGAACTATTTGTTGACACTGCCCATGTAGAACTTGCATTGGTGATTTCTAATGGCGAAGCATCTGTGACAATACCAGTCGAAACAGTATTACCGATTGTTTGTGTGACTGTCTCACCTACAGTGAATAATCCTGTATTTCCAGAAACAGTAAACGTAACATTAGAGAATAATGGATTGCGAATAATACCAATAGACTGATAATCGCTTACCGTTGGGATTGTATTACTTTCTGAGTTGGCAAATGTGATGCTTAGGCCAACTGTATTGCAAAACAACTCGGCTGCTACGTTGGAACCATGGCCACCTTCTGGACCAGCGATGACGCGAATCGTTGCAGTGTTTGACACACCAACAGCAGGAGAAACGTTTACATACGCTCCAGCAGCATATACACCAGTACCGCGATTTAGAACCTGGATCTGATAGATGCTATTACCAGCAGCCGCATTGACTAGAGCGATTGCAGCCGCAGAGGTATTTGCATCACTGCTATTCAGAATCGTAACAGCAGGAGCAATAATATACTGAGAGCCATTGGTTGGTGCGGTAGAAAACTGTGAAGCAAGTGTTAGATATGTACCACTTGTGTTTGAATAGTGGCTTGTGACTTGCTTATATTGACCAGCACCTGTGCCTGAAGTCACATATAGATAGCAGCCATTATAATACTGATTAATATTCGATGCGTCTGTCGGAAGAACAATCAAAGGATATGTGGTATTTGTCACAGACGACGCTGAAAATGTATTATTGTAATAGTTGTTATATCCAGAACCAGTTGTTGCTGTGATATTATTATTTCCATCAACAGGAACAATAACGTCGATTGCACCAGAAACTGCATTGCTTGTTACGTTGGCATCAGGTAAAACTGGAATATATCCGCCAGTAGCAAAAGTATTATACAACGAAGCGGGGAACTTGTACATATATTTCCACTGATATCCATCAGATGTTTCATAATATGGATCACCAGCAATCGTATCGCTGTATAGTGGCTGTGCTGTAGATGCTGCACCGTTATTGTTGTATAGACACTTCCATACATAATAATAAGTCGCTGGTGTGCCTATTGATGTGTATACATAAAAGTTTTCATTAATAAGATTTGTATTCTGGTCATCATACATTGCATAAACTGAGCCAGAGCCCCATGCAACACCACTAATCATCAATGAAGCATCTGAGGAGTTCAATGCTTTACCAAACAGCATTGTGTTGTATGCAGTAAACTCGGTCGTGTTTGGATTATCGTATAGTGTAGGAACACCATTTGTCCATGTGCCAGCTTGACCCGCAAATACATAATATCCAGAAGACACAGAGTTAACAAACGCCTGAGCATTCTGAAGTCTATATTTGTTTGTGAGTAGTTGAGTAGTAGTTCCCATTATTAATCCTAATGTGTAGTCGGACCAGTGTTAGCGTTAGATATTTCCACTTGCTTGGATATTGTACTTGTTTTTACAACAGCGCCAAACAACTTAGTTCCTGCCATGTGAACAACATCTTCTACCATTTGTTCATACTGACTTGGATCGAGTGATGATTTAATCTCATAAGAAAATGTCTGATAATATTCACCGTCTTGTAGATACTTATCAGCAGACAAAAAGCCCTTTGTCGATGAGTAGAACCCAGCGCCAACACCTTGTTTGCCTAGATTGACAATAGCTGTACCAGTTCTTGTTCCATCATTCGATGAGAATGTAACAGTTTCAGCATTGACATAACCAATACCAGATGTTTGAACGGCAAGTGATGTGACAGTACCTGTTTCTGTAACAACGTTTGCCGTTACATTTGCATTATCGCCTGCATAGCTTGATATTGTGTTTGCGGCGACATAAACAACATTTGCGGAAGTACCACTCTGTAAACCAACAATATTGTTTCCAGTTACACTAAAATCTTGATTGACAGACCAACGACGAACACTCATCACATTATTATTTACAGATAGAACTTTACCAATCGCTGTGCCATATGATGTGAGACCGACTGAACTTACATTCGATGTTGCGAGTGACGTTAATCCGAAAACATTCTGTGAAGCCACAAATGTTGTTGTATTCGAAACGTTGGCGGTATTAATAGGGCTAGAGACATAAAGAACATTCGCTTGTGGAATATTCGATACCACACCAATAGAAGATAGAATAGACACAGAAGATGCGACATTCTCGGTGCTTGGTGCTGATGCTAGTTGTAATGCCGTTGAGTTGATAACACTAGTGACAAATCGTAAGTCTTTACCGCCGATTAGAATATAGTTATTCGCAGCAAAGGTAGAAGTAAAGTTTGGTGCACCTGTATTGGCCAACAGAATAGAACTAACGCTATTTGCAAGATATGTGCCAGCAGGTGTACTGTTTACTTGATATACAGACTCACCAGCAGTAAATGAAGGCTTTGTGGTGAGATTTACAGTTATGGCATTATTTGTTGCAACATTCTGCGTGACTTCTTCATTTAAGAGGAAAGAACCGCTAGAGTTTGCAATAGTGATTACATAATCTTGTTTGTTAAGTGCCGCCACGTATGGCTGATAGATTTCGACATATGGTGAATGATTATAGTTTTCACCAGGATTTGTCTGTAAAATAGATTCAATCTCGCCAACTTGTAGAACGCTGAACGATAGAATATCATTTAAATAACCAACAGTCAAGTTTGCCGATGGAAACTTAGGGAATCCATAACTAATAGCATTTAATGATAATGAAAGATATAGCTGACCGTTACTATTATATCCACCAATCATATTGGTGTAATCAAAGATCGTTTCAGATGAGTTGATTACTCCCAACACCATATTCGCATAAGTGCCAGTTGAAATGCTGATGATATTGGCCGAAACGTTCTGTGCAGCAGAGACAGCAGAAATAACAGCATTTGCGCTAGACACATTGCCTTTTACTTGATACGTAGTGACGAACGCACCGTTTGATACGTTCAATGTCAACTGCGAGGAGTTTGCTGCTAATAGAATACCTGTGGCAACGTTCGCGCTACCATTACTCTGATAGATTAGTTCACCAGGAACAAATGCGGCAGTGTTGCTTGTAACTGTCAAGTATCGTGGATAGTTCGCTACAACATATGTGTATGCGTTTGTGAGCGCGCCAGTCAATCCAATAACACCAATCTCTGTGGTGAAGTTGTTTACTGTAGCAGTGGCACCAGATGTTTGACCTGTTACTGTAACACCAGTACCAAAATAGCTATTTGATAATCCAGTAACAACAAGAGTATTTGATGAATATGTTATTACATTCGCTGTAATGCCATCTGATGTAGTAACTGTCTCGCCTGCTGTAAATGATCCAGTAACACCATAAACAGCAACAGCAGCATTTGCACCATAAGCAAAAGAGTTTGCATATAGATTTGCAGATAGATTTGATGGATTAACAAAAGTTACTTTAGAGAACTTTTCAAATGGCGCACGACTTGTAGGTAATGTTGTGTGAACGTTCGAAAGACCAATGACAGTGTTTGATATTAAAACATTTGCATTATTTGCATATCCCCAGCCACCATCATTTCTTATGAAACTAACGATACCAGTTACGTCTGAAATACCAGTAACACGACCTGTGCCCTGTGCCCCGAACTGTCCATTAAGTGGAACAATATCACCAACATTGAAACCATATCCGCCTTCTTGCACGATAAGTTCGCTGAGTGAACCAAGGACAAAAGGAACGTTGGTTAGATCGTTATCATAGCTGAGTAGTTCACCAGTCTGAAAGTTCTTTTCAGAAACATTTGTGATATAAAATAGATTGATTAGCTGTGCGCCGATCTTGCGCTTGACAATATGATCAACGAATGCAGTTGCACCAGACGAAACACCAGTTACAGTCTTGCCGGCAAAGCTTGCGTTA